AAGGCCGGATACGTTTGTGCAGACAGATCAAGCTGAACCCGAGAAACCACTTGCCGACGGGGCGGGCCATACGTTTTTTTCCCGCGCCTGACGCCTTCTGGTGAGCCCGGATAACCGTTCCATCGAGGTACACTAAGCCGAGTGACGGGCCCCGTTCCTGGCACAGGTCCAGCAATCGCTGCCACACACCGAGCTTGGACCAGCGGATCGACAGTTGTGCAGCCCGCCACCAGGGACCGAGATGGGGCGGCACGCTCCGCCATTTCGTACCGTTGGTATGCCGCCACACGATGGCCGACAGAGTGCGCCGCAGATCCTGAGGCGCCATCTTGCCCTTCGGCCGGACAGCCTCGATCAGCGGAGCCCATAACGCCCACACGCCATCGTTGGAAAAGTCGATCGCTTCAGACTTGGTCATCCATCCCAGATAGTTGAGCGACCCAAGCCCTAACAGACCGTAGGAACACAGCAAAATGAGAGGGGTGATGGTGCTGCCAGAGAGGATTGAACTCTCGACCTCTCCATTACCAAAAGGGTGTTGCCTTGTTTGCCGGCGTTTGCGTCTGTTGTTTTGCACGACCTATCGCCCGGCCACGAATGCAAATTTATGCTTTCGTAGCGGGATGGATGTTTGCGAGGGTTTGCGCTAACGGTGCTTCCACGGTGCGTCCCAGAGAGCATCGTGTATGTGCGTCCCACGCCCGAGCACCGCCATGGCCAAGATGAAGTTGACCGATGCCGCCGTCTCCCGGCTCGCCCTCGCGCCGGGGCAGACGGACGTGATGATCTGGGACGCGGAGCTGCCCGGCTTCGGCCTCCGCATGCGCCCGGCCGGGCGCGCCTGGACCATCGGCTACAGGCCGGCGGGGACGGGCCGCGAGGGGATGTTCAAGCGGCTCAAGATAGGCTCGCCCGAGGTGCTGAAGGCCGCCGAGGCGAGGGCCCACGCCCGGACCGTCCTGGCGCAGATCGCCCTCGGCGCCGACCCATTGGCGGAGCGGGCCAAAGCGAAGGTCAAGGCCGCTACGACCACCACGCTCGGCCAGGTGCTCGACCGCTATGAGACGAGCCTGGAGCGCCGGGGCTATGTGAACCGGCGGACTGTCATGGCGACGCTCCGCAACAGGATGGCCGGGCTGCTCAAGCGCGAAATCGCCACCGTGACGGGAGCTGAGTTGGCCGAGATCATCGCCAGCGTCGAGGCCGCCGGGAAGCCGGGCGCCGCGAAGGACTTCCGCACCGTGAGCCGCGCGTTCTTCGGGTGGGCGCTGAGCGACGCCCGCGTGGTCGCCGTTAACCCGCTGGCGGGCTACCGAAAGCAGCGAAGCACCCGGGCCGACAAGGTCGCCCAGGAGGAGCACGGCCGCGCCCTGTCCGACGTCGAGCTTGCGGCGGTGTGGAAGGCCGCCGACCCCGCGACGACGGTCGGGCGCCTCGTGCGGTTCTACGTCCTGACCGGATGCAGGCGCGGCGAGGGCGCCGGCCTCACCCGCGCCATGCTCGACCGCCCTGCCCTGCTGGTGCGGCTGCCCGCCATTTTCGTGAAGCAGGCGCGCGGCCACATCGTCCCGATCACGCCGGCGCTGGCCGGGCTGTTCGATTGCTGCATCGTCGACAGCCGGTCGGACCTGCTATTCCCGTCCTCTCGCACAGGCGGGAAGATGAGCGGCTGGAGCAAGATGCTCGCGGCGCTGCAGCGCGAGTCCGGCGTCGAGTTCGGCTTCCACGATCTCCGGCGCACGCTCCGCACCGGCATGTCCCGCCTCGGCGTCGACGTCGACACGGCCGAGCTAGCGATAGGGCACGCACGCGAGGACCTCGAAAAGATCTACAATCGCGACGACGCGATAGACGCCCTCCGATCTGCATTCGATAAATGGTCGGCCCACGTCGCTGCTGTGACGACTGTCTCTGAATAATATTTGGACGCCGCGGCCATTGTTACTCGGCTCGTTATCGGCGTTGCTGATGACGGTAAGAATCACCTTGCAAACACCGTGCGCAGGGCGCATAAACATTCTGCCCCTTCGGTGAACAGCGTTGATCCGTTGATAAGGGCCCGTTCCTGCCGCTCCTGAGATCTTGTTGGGCCGAAGAGCCGATTGTCCTCACGCGCCCTGACGGGCGCACCGCGCAAGGTCCGCAAGCATGCCCTGGACAACGAAAGAGCGCCGCGACGAGCTGCGCCAGAACACCCCCGTGCCCGATCTGAACAAGCTCCCGCCCGACGCGCTCCTGACCGACAGGCAGGTGTCGCTGCTCTCGGGCTTCGCTGAATACACGCTCCGCGTCTGGCGGATGAAGGGCAAAGGTCCGAAGGTGACGCTCATCGAGGGCCGGCCGCGCTATCGGGTGGCAGACTACCGCGCATGGGTCGCACGCTCGGCGTCGTCCCAGGCGGAGGCCGCTTGAGCGATGGCCTACAACGAGATGAGGCCGCCCCTGCTGGAAACAGGGAACGGCCTCGGGATTTGCTCAGCCACCACGCCTTGCGATCCCGAACATAGCGCGACACCGCTCGCGCGCCAAGTAGTCGTGTCCTCGTCGTCCATTCCGTCGATCGACAGATTGATGATCGGACCCCGCCACCACCTCCTCTGGCTCGCGCGGCGCGCCCGGGTCAGTCTGGCGCACGCGTCGGCCCTGGCCGAGGCGCACGGGATCGGGGGCTTGTAGTGTCCCTCCTCCCGCACCGCCACTTCCTCGACCTCGGCTTCGCCATGGTGATCCCCGTCATGCCGGCCGACGGCACGGCCGCGCCCGACTCCACGCTGTCGATCGGCAACCGCGGCGCGGGAAAGACGCCCGCCTACCGGGCCGACGACGGCCTATGGTGGGGGCTGAAGGACTGGCTCCTCCGCACCTCGGCGCCGGCCGACCTCGACCGCTACGCCGCCATGGGCGCCAGCGTCGGGATCCGCACCGGCCTGCAGCCGGACGGGAACACCCTGGTGGCGATCGACGCCGACGCCACCGACCCCGCCGTGGCGGCGCTCATCCGAGCGTGCATCGGGCGCCACTTCGCGTCGCTGCCCTGCCGCGTCGGCCGTGCCCCGAAGGCCCTGTACCCGATCCGAATCCGAGGCGGGTTCGTGTACCGCCGCATCGAGTACGGGAAGGCTAAGCCGTTCGACCGCGTCGAGCTGCTGAGCGACAAGAGGCAGATGGTCGTCGAGGGGCTGCACCCGCGGACGATGCAGCTATATCGGTGGACGACGCCGCTCGTCCGCTACGATGACCTGCCTCTCGTCGACGAGGCCGCCGTGGTGGCGTTCCTGGCAGAGCTCGAGACGCTGCTGCCCGACGTGCAGCGAGTGAAGAAGGATGGCGACGCAGACACGGCACCGGCGCAGGCGTCGCTGCGAGGGAAGCTGGAGCACGTCCGCGATGCGATGGTCGCGCTGCCGAACACCACTGCGCTGTTCCCCGACCGAGAGAGCTACCTCAACGTCGGCTACGCGCTGAAGGCCGCCCTGCCGGACGACCGCGACGAGGGGCTCACGCTGTACCTCGACTGGTGCGCGCGGTGGGACAGCGGCGACGCCGGCGAGGTGAACGACCTCGAAGTCGCCGAGTCCGACTGGCGACGGATGTCGGGCCCGTTCCGGCTCGGCGCGTCGTGGATCTACGACCAAGCGGAGCGGCACAGCGACGGCGCCTGGTCGCGGGCGCAGGTGCACTTCGAGACGCCCGAGGCGGGCGAGCGGCTGTTCGGCTTCAGCGATGACGGAGACTCCCGGGCCGCATCAGCGGCCCGCTTCATTTTCAAGAGCTTCGGCGAGGCGGCTGACAGAGCTCTCACAGACCCATCACCCTTCCTGGTGAAGGGGCTTCTCGACCTCGGCGCGATGTCGGTGGTCTACGGGGACAGCAACGCCGGCAAGACCTTCGTCATCATGGACTTGGAGCACTGCGTCGCCACCGGCCGCCCTTATGCCGGGAAGCGAGTCTTCCAAGGTCACGTCCTCCACATCTTTACCGAGGGCGCCCGCGGCGGCCGCAAGCGGGCCGAGGCGCTGCGGCGAGCCTGCGGACCGGCATCGGACTTCCACTTCCTCTTCGGCACGGTGGACCTGTTCGACCCCGCGGCCGACATCGCGCCCCTGCTCGACGCCATCAGGGCGAGCGGCCTCCGCTTCGTGCTAATCGTCGTCGACACGGTCGCCCGGGCCATGGCCGGCGGCGACGAGAACTTGGCGAAGGACATGAGCGCCTTCGTCCGCAATGTGGACCGCCTCCGCATCCAGACGGGCGCCCACACCATGCTCATCCACCATACCGGGAAGGACGCGGCACGCGGCGCCCGAGGCTCATCCGCGCTCCGCGCTGCGACGGACACGGAGATCGAGATCGCGCCGGGGCAGATCACGGTCACTAAGCAGCGCGACCTCGACAAGTCGTGGTCGTCCACCTTCACGCTCCGCGTCGTCGAGCTCGGCCGCGACGAGGACGGCGACGTCATCACGAGCTGCACCGTTTCCCTGGGCGCGGAGCCGTCGACGGACGCGGACGGCGTGATCGCGGGCACGTTGGCCGAGGTCGAAGAAGCACGGGAGATCCGCCGTCTCATCGCTCTGTTGAGGGCGGTCGAGAGCGAGCCGAAGGCGTCTGTACGGCGGCTCGGCGAGCTCGCGGTCATCCCGAAATCCACCGTCGGGAAGATGTTGGATCGGCTGAAGAGAGACCGCCTCGTCTCACCGATCCTGGGGACGTGGGAGCTGACGCCGAAGGGCGTCAAATATCTCGCGGATGCAACGTGAGGATGCCGGGACAGAGCGGGACAGCTGTCCCGTTTTTGTCCCGCTCTGTCCCGACCCGTTTCACCGGGACAGAGGCCGGGACAGAGAGGGCGTTATCCGCATTGAAACAGCAATTTAAGCCGGGACAGAGGCCGGGACAAAACTGTCCCGCTCGCCGCTCTTGTCCCGCTGTCCCGCTCATCTCCCCCCTTAAGGGGGGAGAGGCGGGACACTGGACGGCCTGGACGACAAAACCGACAACCGGAGTGAGACCATGAAACCGCTGGGCCAGTTCGATCAGGACTATTCCGACCGCATGCTCAAAGCGTGCTTCGGCGCCATCGTCGCGACGGCCAAGGACGAGGCCACCAACACGGCCATCTTGCGCAACGGCGAGATCTACAAAGCGCTGCTGACGATCATGGCGACGATGCTCGCCACCTCGGCTGAGGCGAAGACGCCCCGCGGCATCCGCATGTTGAGCGAGGACTTCAGCCGCGAGCTGGCGAAGGAGGTCAGAGCGTTCAAGGTCATGTTTGACAGAGACGGTGCGCCATTCTCGTCCAGCGTGTTCGAGGGCTGCCATTGATGCGGTCTCATCTCTCTCCGTGGCTCGGCCACCGGCGTGTCGTCGACGGCCAGGTCTTCGAGTGCGTCGCCGCAGAGCCCGTCACCTACCGGAGCGGCAAGACCCGCCTCCGGCTGAGGTGGTCGACCCGCTGCTCGGCCTGCGGCGCCGGGTTCCGCTTCGAGACGGCGCGGAAGCCGAAGGGCGCCGAGCTCCGCACCCTCTGCGGCACCCACCGCCCGACGCGGGCCACCGTGCTGCGCGCGATCCGCTACCTGCTCGCCAACGTGGCGAGCGCCCCCGACATCGAACAGGAGACCGCCCGTGGCCGCTGAAGCCCGCACCGCCCCCCGCCGCCGCGTCGACCTGCTCCAGTGGGAGCACCACCACGGCCGCATCTCTCACCTGACGCTCGCCGCCGGCCGCGGCCTCGAGGAGGCCTTCGCGCTCCTGCATCGCTCGGGTGCGTCGACCTGGGGTGAGCGGGTCGACGCGCCGCGCGGGGGCGACGGCGAGCCTGTCAGCCGTCCGCCGGCACCGTTCCTGGTTCGAGGCGCTCGATGAGCGTGTAGGCTTGGGTGGCGCCGATCCCCTTCAGGTTGATCTCTCCCCGCGGCTCCAGCCGGTAGGTGCGGTGCAGCCGGTAGAACGTCGCCTCCGACACCTGGATGCAACCCTCGGCTGCGGTCGCCTCCAGCCGGCTCGCGACGTTCACGGTGCGCCCCCAGTAGTCGTAGCTCCTCTTGTTCTTGCCGATGATGCCCCCGATCAGCGATCCAGTGTGCATCCCCATCCTGAAGCGGATCGGGTATCCGAACTCGGTGGAGAAATGGGCGGCCTCGCGTTGGACCGAGAGCGCGAAGTCCGCCATGTCCTCAGCCGGGTTCCTGTCGCGCCGGTTGGCCGGGTGGTCCGTCGCCCCCGTGACGGCCATGTAAGCGTCCCCGATCGTCTTGACCTTCTCGACGCCGAACTCAGCCGCTAGCTCGTCGAGGCGCGAGAATATAGCCGTCAGCAGCTCCACTAGATGCTTCGGGGCCAGCCGCTCCGCGAGCTGCGTGAACCCGATCAGGTCGCAAAAAAGGACCGTAACCTCTCCGAACACGTCCGCCACCGACTTACTTGGGTCGGTCACCCTGGAGATAGTCTCGAGAGACATAAAGGAGAGCAGCTGTGCCTGGGTCGTCTCTCGCTCGCGCATCACGACCTGCTTCTCCGCAAAGGCGATCCGCATCAATCTTTCGCGCCAGAAGGTGGCACAGCAAGCGATTACGAACGTGCTGTTCACGAAGCCGAGCGAAATGGCGACATGCTGGAAGTCAAAGGCGTCGGAGCGGATCAGCACGACGGCATGGAGCGCTTGGAACACGAGCCCTATGCAGAGGACGTTCAGCGTCGCTAGCGGGAGAAGCGCGAGGAAGGCTGTCGCTAGCATGAAGTTTGGGGTCGCGTTGCCCTGGGCGATCTTGAAGCTGGTCTCTCCGTCGAGGAGCAACACCGCTACAGCCACCAGGCCCCCAGCGACCAGGGCGAAGGCGGACGTCAGTGCCTGGACATGGCGCCTGGCGGGTCCCGGGTATGTCATCGCCAGAAAACACAGCATGATGGGGCAGGCCACCATGTACCGGAAGCGGGTTGACACGACGCCGCCGACATCGCTCGCGAGATCTGTCAGACCGAACAGAGCGAACGTGGCCGTGGCCAGCAGTATGCCCGCTCGTAGGATCGGCAGAGCCTGTTCCATTGAATGGTGCGTGTAGCCGCGCTCCACGCTCTGGTCGTCGAACGAGAGCCCTGCTCGCGAGAGCAGAGAACCGATCGCAGATCCACCCCGAGATGTTGCTGACACGAGCTCGGCTCCTCGACGATCGAATCGACCCCGGTCGGGCCAGCCTCGGACTATACGCGGACAACATGCTTCGTCGCGAGGCACGCGCCCTCGCTCAGGCCCTTGTGCTTTAAACCACGCCGTCCAGCTCACGTGCCTTTCGGGCATTCTCGCGATTTGCTATTGACGCGCGGACCCCAGCTCCGCTACCGTAACTACAAGCTCAGGAAGTGGGCCTCACACAAGCCGCCTTGACAGGGCGGCTTTTTTATTGCCCGCGCTTTCCGGCCCGTTCAGAGGTTGCGGCGTTTTCAACCTCTCCGGATCCTGACATGGCAGCAGAGCGACTTCTCTGCGGCGCGCGCTCTATCGCCGATGCGGTGGGGCTGCGGCCGCGCCGCGTCTACCACCTCGCCGAGGCCGGGATCCTGCCCGTCTTCAAGATCGGCGGTCAGCTCTGCGCCTCGCCTTCGGCGCTCGAGGAGTGGCATGCGGCACAGCTTGCCAGGGCCGGCCGCAAGACAACGAGGTTGGTGTGATCCCAGCTCGATCGATCTGGCCCGACGCGCCGCCGGCGGCGGTGTCCGTCCGCCGTCCATCCGCCCTCGATTAAGTGCCGACGCCGAGCCGCACACCATCCTGGAGTGCGGCTCGCTGCTGACGATCGGGCCGCAGCACCTTTTCGACGAGGGCGGATGCGCGGCGGCTGTATCGTAGGACTGACTCGCGTTCCGAGTCTGCAGCTCCGTCGGCGATCCGCGCGGCACCTACGCGAGCTGGGGCGCGGCGCACTTCGCGCTTGTGGACGCCGCGCTGGCGCGGGAGATCCAAGAGGGGCGGATGGCGGAGTTTGTCAGGGGCTGAATAGCCGCGGTCACCTCCGCAGGACGGACATGATGTCTTCCGGCCCCGTGGCGAGCGTGTAGCCCATCAGTGCGAAAGTCACGGCGACGAGTCCGAACAGGGTCAGCGCTAGGCCGAAGTCGAGAGGTTTGGTCGTGTCGAGAGATGCGGTCGCGTCGAGCATGTTGTCGTTGGACGGCTCGGCGGTCTGCCGGGCCGACGCCGTGATCTGGACGTTGATCACGACTGGCGCACCGTTTCGGACCGAGGACGGACGACGTCATGCAGAACGGCTACGCTCGCGCCGATGAGCGTGGCGAGGATGCAGGTCAACGCGACCGGGTGGTCGAGTGACATGGCAACGATGCCGGAGATCATCCGGCCCACCAGGGTGTTCCCGGTCGAGACAACATCGTTCAGCATCGGTCCACTCCTCGCCTCATGGGCGGGAGCGGCGCAAGGAACGATCCAACAGGCGGCGGTTCAGATCATGTCGTGGGCGATGGCGCACTCCTCGGCCGCGCGCCGGGCACGCTCGATGATGCGCAGCACGCTGTAGGTGGGCAGGTCGTCGGCCCAGGTCTCCAAGCGTGGCGGCCGGCGCGTCGCCTGCAGCTCCACGATGGGGAACGAGTAGCGGCGCCCCTCGTCGGTCGTGACGACGACGCGGTCGTCCGATGGTTCGGCGTGGTAGGTCATCATATCCCTCCCGTTGTCGACGGTAGATCATCGCAACCCAATGAGGCACCGTGGGGCGGTACCCCGGCGACGATGCGGCGGTCCACAGGCTGCCGGCGGAGCCGGTCGGGAGGTCCAGGCAGATGGCTGACGACGAGGAAGACGAGTTCGAGGTGATGGCGGCCGCGCTGGCCGAAGGCGCTGAGGTCGGATTTTGTCGGCCCGGCGGACCGCACGACGGCGTCGAGGATGTCAGCCTTCGCCGGCACGGCGACGCCTTCATCGCCAAGCGGATCGACGGCACGACGCTCGGCGTGTTCGCCAGCCTCACCTCGGCGCTGGAGGCGATCGAGGGCGAACTGACCGGCGCGGACGACGAGGCCTGAGAGGCCTGTCCACAGCATGATGAGGAGGTCGCGATGGACGAGAACCCGAGCGACCTGCCCGGCAAGGTGACGTGGTTCAAGCGCGTGACACCCTCGATGGTCGAGGCGTTCCAGATTGCGGGCTGGGCGGTCGAGCCCGTCGCCAGCAGCCACCACGACGCGCACTGCGTGCTGATGCGGTTCACCGGCAAGGGCGATCCCGAGAACGCGCCGCGCATGCCGGTGGGTAGGCCGCGCGTGGTGCGGAAGAGCTATCCGGTACCGTCGCGCAGGTGGGGCGGCCCCGGCCGCTGGTGACGGGCGCCGATGCGGGGGCAGGCCCCAGGATGGGACCGTCAGCGCCGGAGGGCGTCACGCCCGGCCGGACCCCGCCGCAGCGGGCCCGACCCCAGCCGAAAAACCCCAGGGTCCTGTCCCCTCCCGGCACCCGTCGAGGGGACAGTGCGACCGCGGTCGGCGTCTAGGTCCAACGTTTCAAAACCGCTTAACTCTTCACGCCTTAACGGTGCGACATGACCATCATTAGCAAGGCTGCACTGGCCGCGGAGCTGTCCGTATCTAAGGCCAGGGTCTCGCAATACCTGAAATCCGGCTTGCCCGAGAGGGAGGACGGGAAATTAGACAGGGAGGCCGCCCTTCATTGGATCTCCCAGAATCTCCGGTCCGGCGCCGACCACCGCAAAGGACCAGCCCGCGCCCGCGCCCTCGTCCCGACGAAGCGTGGAGTGAAGCCGCACGGGGATCCAGAGACCGCCGTGCGGGCCCTCGTCTATCTGATGTGCCGCGTCCAATTCTACGTCGCGGGCACGGCGGTGGACCTCGGCCTGCCCGCCGCGATGGCCTACGCGCTGGCGGATCAGATCCACATGGGGCTACTCGACGCCGCGAGGGAGCACCTACAGCGGTTCGGCGATTCCGGTCTCGCCTCACGCTTCGTGCTCGACCACCCGGACTTCGAGAAGTGGCAGCCCGACTGGGCGGACCTCGCAGCCCGCGCCGGCGAGCCGCATGACGAGGATGCGTGGTCCGCCAATCTGGACAAGCTGATGGGTTGGGAGTCCTGAGCCATGGTGACGTTCCGCATCGACGGCCTCGACCGCCTGCTGAGAAACCTGGGCGAGTTTGAGCGGCAGATCCCGTTCGCGATGGCACAGGCGCTCAACAGGAGCGCCGACCAAGCACGAGAAGAACTACCGGCAGTGTGGGCGCAGCACATCACGGCTCGCAATCCGAACTTCCTTAAATCTGCCATGACCACTAAGGGGGAGCGCGCCACGAAGTCTAGGCTTCGCGTCGTGCTCTACGACAGGTTCGGCACGGCGAACTTGAACCTGCACGACAAGGGCGGCACGGCACGTGCGCGGGGCGCCTTCGCAATCGCCACGAGGACGTCGGGCATCACCGCCCGGCGCGGCCAGAAAGGCGTCCCGAAAGGGTTGCGGCCGCGCAACCTCGCCAACGCTTTCGCTAAAACCGGCAAGTCCGGCGACCTCGTCATCTATCAGAGGTCGGGCAAATACCAGAAAGCGACCAAAACGGCTCGAAATAAAGCCGAGAGGACAGGCGGACCAAGACCGAAAGGCACAGATAATCGCCACCTGAGACTCGAGTACGTCACCAAGCCGACGAACCCCGTACGGGCCGACGTGCCGCTGAGCCGCGAGTTCTACCAGATCATGCGCCGCGAGGCGCCGAAGCAGTTCGCCATCGCCATGCGTTCGGCGATGAAGAATTCGTTCCGGAAATGAGGGCGGGATGATCGATGACCCGATCCTGGCGCGCCTCGCCGCCCGCGCCGCCTCCGCCATGGCGACGGCTGCAGCGGCTACAGCCGCGGTGCAGGCGTACCTCGAGACCGGCGTCGTGGAGCAGGAAGATGACCTCGTCTCACTAAAGGATGCCGAGACTGAATATCGCCGGTCCAACGACACGCTGAGACGGTGGGCGACTGAAGAAGAGCTCGGCGTCAAAGTCGCCGGTAAGTGGTTCCTGAGTAGATCCCTCGTGCGCCGGTTCAAGTCCGGTTAGGCATCGTGCCTATGCGAGACGCCCAAGTGACGGTCCTGCCGGCACCACTATCCTGTCGTCGTCGTCACCGAATCTGGACGGGGACGATCGGGGCCGCCTGCGTCTGTCCTTCCCTGGAGCCGCCGGGCGGCCCCGTTTATCCCGGAGATCAAATGAAGATGTCCTTCAAAAAAGCCGACCCGATCGCCGACGCGCAGGCCCAGGTCGACAAGTTCACGGCGCAGCGCGACCGGCTCGCCGAGCGCCTGGCCGAGGCCGACGGCCGTGTCGGGGCCGCCCAGCGCGCGCGGCACGAGGCCCTGACCGGCGGCGACCCCACCGCGGCCGAGACCGCGAAGTTCGACAAGGCCTGCGCCGACGCCACGGAGGCCCGGGGCGGCGTCGACGAGGCAGCCCGCGCCGTGGCGCAGCAGCTTGAAGAGGCCACCCGCCACTGCGACGTCCTGCGCGACGCCACGCTGCGCGCCGGGGTGGCCGACGCCGAAGAGCTTCGGGCGTCGGCGCTCGATGCCGCAGCCGAGGCGCTGGCGGATGCGGCGCGGGCCTTCGACGGGGCCCGAGTCGCTCTGGTGGCGGCGGTGGCCCAGCACGGCGTGCGGATCGAGAACCCGCTCAGCACGGACGGCTCCACTTCGGCGGCCCTGCTGGTCAGGCCCGTCGTCCAGGCGGCGCTGCGTCTGGGGGCGCCCGGCATGTTCCCCACCGCGGACGGGCTCGGCGTGGCGCTGGACACCGACCCCGTGCTCTCCCTGCGCCGCGGTCAGAGCGGGCGGCTGCGGGACCACGCCGAGGACGTGAGGGCAGGCGTAATCCCGGCCGCCGAGTTGCCGCGTCCCGGCGCGCCCGCGCAGGCCCTGAATCCCGACAGCCCGCTCGCCCCAGAGCCGAGGGCGATCGCCGTCTTCAGCGCGCCGTTCTCGTACCTCGCGAAGAACAGCTCGTCCCTGGTCAGCGTCGAGGCCGGCCAGGTCGAGGTACCCGAGCGCGTCGTGTCCGTCGCGATGGAGATGGGCGTCGCCTTCGCGGTCGGAAGCGCCGATGCTCTGGCGATCCTTGGGCGGATCGCCAACACGCCCGCATACGGCGCCAAGCTCGCCCGGGTCTTCATCGACACGGACGACGGCGTGGTGGGCTCCGCACCGGCCGCCCGAGTGGCGTCACCACCCTGGCCGGATGACCGGTCCACGGGGGCAAGGGCGTGACGGCCGCGACCTACGACGACGTGAAGGCGCTGGCCCACAAGCTCGCGGGCTTCACCGGCCTCGACCCCGAGGCGACGATCCGGCCCGACGCGCTCCGGGCCGAGATGCTGATGCGGCTTCGGGCCGGCGTGTTCGCGCGGGGCATGACGGGCGCGAACACCAACATGCCCCGGGCATGGATGAACTTCGTGCCGAGCGCCGAGGTCATGCTGGCACGCGACCCCGCCATCCTGTCCCGCATCGCGGGCGGCTACGTGCCGCCGATGCGGGGGCGCCAGCAGGGGGCGCGGACATGATCGGCTCGGCCTCCCCTCATTCCGGCCACATGGCCAGCACGAAGGGCGCCAGTGCGGCCAACGGCCCGGCGAATGCCGCAGCCCACCACCATCGCCCCGGCCAGTCGGCCACGTGTCTCGATCGGCTGCGCATGTCGGTGCTCCGGGCCAGATGGCATCTGACCACTGCGACCTTGCGCACGCCCGACCTTTTTCACGCTGTCGGCTGAAGCCGGGCTCGATGGCTCCCTCACCCATCAACGAAGGAACAGCACCATGGCCAAGGGCCTGATCCCCGAAGTCGAGAACCCCGCCGTCACGGTCAAGCTCCGCGAGCCGATTAAGCTGCTCGACGACCTGCTGACGGAGGTGAAGCTCCGCGAGCCGCGGGGCATCGACATGATCCAGAACGGCAACCCGGTGAAGTTCAACGGCTTCAGCGAGGAATATCAGGTCGCCTTCGACGAGGTGGCCGTCGTCAAGATGCTTTGCGCCCTGTCCAACGGGCTGCCGCGCATCGCCTTCGAGCGCATGAATACGAACGACCTCTCGGACTGTTGCTGGGCCATTGCCCCCTTTTTTATCCCATGGGTCAATCGAAAGGAGGAGAGTCCGAAGGCGCCCGACGATGGCGATCTGAACTAGAGAGCGACGACGCGGAAGGTCCGCTCGAAAATCTAGTCACGGCCTGTCAGCAGCTCGCGGCGCACTTCCACTGCTCGCCCTACGAGTTTTTCGACAAGCCATCGAACGAGATATGGACGATATACGAATTCGTCCTCAAAGAAACCAAGCGCCAACGCAACAATGACTGAGGAGCCGTGATGGCCGACGAACAACTGCGCCTCGTCGCGTCCCTGAAGGACAACGCCTCGCCCGGCGTCCGCAGGATCAAGTCCGAGCTGAAGACGATCGACGTCGCACCGGGCATGGCGCAGGCCCAGAAATGGGTGCGCGGCTTCAACGAGGACGTGGCGAAGTTCAAGAAGAGCAGCATGACGGTGGCGTCCGTCATGTCGTCGATGGGCGTCGGCGGGCTCGCCGCGGCCGGCTCCATCGGCACCCTGGCGGCGGCGTTCAAAAGCCTCGCCGACAAGACGCTCGACATGCGCGAGCTCGGGCGCGAGGTCGGCCTCACCGCCGACGAGATCAACGCCATGAACCGGGCGGGCCAGCACTTCGGCTTCGACCCGTCGCAGATGGAGGGCGCGATCAGGCACTTCGCCGGCCTGATGCCAGAATTTAAACGCGGCTACGGCGAGCTGAACAACATCCTGGCGCGCCAGCCCGACCTCATCAAACGGCTGAAGGTCGAAGACACGAAGACCCAGATCAAGGAGATCTTCGACTTCCTCGGCACGATCAAGAACCCGCAGGACCGCATGGTGTTCGAGCGCGGGATCTTCGGCACGGACGGCGTCGAGAAGCTGTTCGCCGAGGGCGGCAACGGGTTCGAGGCCCAGGCGGAGAAGTTCCGTACCACCTTGGCCCCGATCACGGCCCAGGCGGCGGCGCAGGCTCAGGCGCTCCGCGACGCGATCAACGACTTCAACGCCGCCGTCGAAAACCTTGAGATGAAGGCGGGTCCGACCGTTTACCGCTGGCTCACGGCCGGCGTGAAGGAACTCGGCGCCGTGCTGACGCAGGTGGAGAAGGCGCCGGGCGACGTCGCCGCTGCGGCGGCTGTGATCGCGGGGAGCCTCGTCGCCCTGCGGGTCCGCAACCGCATCGTGCGCGGGAGCGCGCTGGCGGGCGGCGGCGAGATGCGCGCCGCGGCGGGTCAGTTGTCCGCGGCCGGCGGCGGCCTGGACAAGACGGCCGTGACGCTGAACGAGGCGGCCATCGCGCTCCGGGAGGCGGCGATCGAGCTGCGCGGGCGAGGTGGCACGCCGGGCACTGGATCGGGCGGTGGCGCGCCCGGCCAGGGTGGCCAGCCCGGTTCCTCGCCCGGCTTCAGCAACCTCACCCCGGGCGGCATCTTCGCCGCACTGCAGGTCCTCGACCTCGCGGGCCGCGCCCCCGACGAGCTTCGCAAGCTGCAGGCGAACCCGGATAAAGATGCGGCCTCGCCGGAGATGGAGTTCGCCGCCAAGCTCGGCGACACCGTTCGCGGGTGGTTCAAGGGTGGCACCTCGCCCGTCGTCCCCGCCTTCCACCCCGACGACGACCGCCTGTCCCGCGCCCGCGCGTCGGACATGCCCGACCGCAGCCTTGATGGCTTCGTGGTGGGCTCGTTGGAGAAGCCGATCCTGCACCTGTCGGGCACGCTGAGGACCGCGGCGCGTCAGGCCGAAGAGGACGGGATCAAGCCGGCGGCGTTCCACTCGGGCGGGATCGTCGGCGCGGCCGTGAGCGACCCGGTGGCGATGCTCGCGGAGGGCACGCGTCGAGGCGTGCTAGCGGCGTTGCGCGAACTCCAGGGCGGCGTGTCGGCCGACCCCTCGACGGCGCGCTCGGGCATCATGCCGGCGAGCTTCGGTGGTGGGGGAGGAGGTGGAAGTGGTGGTTCCGGAGGCGGCGGGAACTTCGACACGTCCGGCGGTGGAAGCACCAGGGCGAGCGGCTCCCTCGCGGCGAACCAGCGCGAGGCCTACGCGGCGGCGATCGGCGAGGGTCTGTCGAAGACGGCAGCGCGGGCGCTGGTGGCCGACCTGTCGGGCGAGGGGTTGGCGCGCGACGCTCACCGCGTCCATTGGGACGGAAAGCACAACTCCGGCGGCATCGCGCAGTGGGATCCACAGCGTGCGGCTGCGATCCAGCGCAAGTTCGGCAAACTGCCTTGGGAGATGGATGTCGCGGGACAGACTCGCGCTTCCATTTGGGAATATCGGAACAACCCGCGCTTCGCCCGCACCAAGGCGGCGATGGAGGGCAGCGACCCGGGCGAGATGATCAAGCAGCTCGTCGCCAACTACGAAGATCCGCGCGACAAGGCCACGGCGATCCGGCAGCGCATGGGCTACCTGCGCGGCTTCAACCCGGACTCCGATACATCAGGCGGGGCCGTTGGCGATGCTCTCGGCAAGCTCAAGCTGGCGAGGAACGTTGTCGGCGTCCAGTGCGTCGCCCTCGCCAACGCCGCCGTGGGCTTCGGCGGCAGCGTGAAGGAATGGCGCCGAGGTGTGAGCGCGGCCGACGGCACACTGAAGGACGGCACGCCGATCGCCACCTTTTTGAACCGAGACGGGTCGCAGTCCAGCCGGTACGCCGGCGGCGGCATCGGCACCGAGGGCGCGAACCGCGACCATGCCGCGGTCTTCCGGCGCTACCTGCGCGACGAGGCCGGGAAGGCCATCGGCATGACGGTGTCCGAGCAGTCGCGCGGCCACGCGCTGCACCTCCGAAACTACATGTTCGGCCGAGGTGCGGGCGAGCAGAACGGATCGAACTACAACGCCATCATGGGGCCGGACGGCAGGCCGCTCGGCGGCAGCAGCAATCCCATGACCGAACTCCGCGCCGCAGCGGAAAGGCTCGGCGGTGCCGCCCGTGACGACCTCGCCGCGGAGAAGCGCAGGGCAGAGGACCGTCGCCAGCAAACCGCCCAGGTGGACGGCGGCATCGACGCCCACGTCCATCTTCACGACCACCGTACCAGCACCCGCGTCGAGCGCCGCGGCGCCATCCGCGACGCCAGCATCACCGTCCGCCGCGCCCCGCAGCGCACCTCCACCGTTTGAGGAGCACCCCGTGCCCGATCCCCGCACCATCGCGAAAATCTCGACCCAGGGCGCCAACGCGGCCGGCTATTACGGCTCCTGGAAGACGGTCCAGGTCCGCCGCGACTTCGGCAACGGCGTGTCCGTCTTCTCATTCAGCGCCAGCGAGGTCGCGACGGGCGGCCAGCGTTCCGTGACGCTCCTCAAGCCCGGCGATGCGGTGGCGATCTCGCTCGGCGGGCACCAGGTCATCAACGGCTACATCACCAAGCGCCAGGCCTCCTACGACAAGGACAGCCACGACCTCGTCATCCAGGGCAAGTCTCGGACGTGCGACGTGGCGGACTCTTCCGTCATCATTAGGCCGGGCGACTACAACGGCTTCAACGTCCAGCAGATCGCCAACGGCGTGATGCAGCCGCACGGGGTCAGCATGGTCACGCGCAACCCGCCCCCCGGCTGGGACCGATCCTTCGACTTCGCCGCGCCCCACTACGGCGAGACGTGCTTCGCCTTCATCAATCGGCTGGCGAACCAGCGCGGCCTGCTGCTGACCGACGACAAGGACGGCAACCTCGTCGCGGGACAGGCCGACGCCAGCACTACGGCGGTCAGCCTCGTCGAGGGCCGCAACATCCTCCGCGCGGTCGGCGTGCTCGACGACGAGAACGCTTGGTCGACCACGGGCATGATCCAGCAGTTCCCCGGCACGGACCAGACCTGGGGCACCACGCGCGCCGCGGCGGCGACGGTGCAGAACCCGGGCCTCACGCGCGCGAACCGCGTCCGCCTCGTTCACGGCGATATGGCCGGCGACCCTTCGCAGCTCGCCACGCGGACCAGCTTCGAGAACATGCTGACCGCCTCGACGATCGTCCAGGCCAGCGTGACCGTCGTCGGGTGGTTCAAGCCTTCCGGCGACCTGTGGAAGGAGGGCGACAGCGTCACGGTGCTGTCGCCGATGCTGTTCCCGATGGCGACTGGCGCCGTGAAGCTGTCCGTACAGAGCGTGACCTACGCACAGGACCCGGGCGAGGGCACCACGACCACGCTGGAACTCGTGCAGCCGCAGCGGCTCGGCTCGACCATCGACCCGAGCTATTCGCAGGGCCAGCCCGAGCCGGCCCCAGCCGCCGCGGCGCCGGCGGCTCCCGACACGCCCGTGAAGGGTTGAGGAGCGCGCCATGTCCTTCGATCCCGACGACACTGGCCTTCGCGCTCGCCTCACCCTGTCCCGCGGCAACATCGTCAGCGCCGACGACTCCAAGCTGATGCAGACTGTGACGTTTCGCGGCCTGACGAACGAGCTGCTGACCGCCGAGCGTTTCCAGACCTACGGCCACACCAGCATGCCGAAGCCCCCGGACGACGCGGCCGGCGCCAAGGCCGCCGAGGTCGTGGTTGGCACCATCGCGGGCAACCGCAACCACATGGTCGTGCTGGCGATCGACGATCGCCGCTACCGCATGAAGAACCTCAAGCCCGGCGAGGTCGCGACCCACGACGACCAGGGCCAGAACCACCACATCGCCCGCGACGGGATCAAGAGCACCGCCAAGTCGCACGTCATGTCGGCGACGGAGGGGTCGAAGCCGCTCGGCACGTTCGAGCTGAACGATCAGCAGAAGGGCGTCGATGCGCGTCTGTCGCAGGCTGAGCGCCACATCCACGGGCTGTTCGACGTCACGTCGCGGCTCAACACGATCGCCATGAGCGTGATCCCGGCGCTGCAGCAGATCGCGCCCATCCTGAACCAGGACCCAAGCGGCCTGGACAAGATGGAAGAGGCTATCATCGGCAAGGCGCCGGCCTACCTGCAGAAGCAGATCAGCCAGGCGCTCGGGAAGTTCGGGGCCTCGCCGATGGCGGGCGTGGCGTCCGTGCTCGGCGGCGGCATCGAGGCGCTGATCCAGGCCGCGATGGCGCAGATCGCGAGCCTGATGCAGGCCAACCCCGCGGTGGCCGTGGTCGACGGGCTCAGGGACGAGCTCGCGGCGCTGCAGTTGAGCGGCTCGCCCGCGGTAGTGGCCGAGATGACGCCCGTCATCCAAGGCTTCATCGACAGCGCGATGCAGGGCAATCCGATCGTCGGGCAGGTGGCTGACCTCCGGTCCAAGCTCACGGCGCTGATGGATAGCGCCGGTCCCGGCCTGAACTTCCTGGCGCCGCAGCAGCGCATGGCCCAGGGCTTGACCAAGTCCCTCAAGCTTTCGCAGTGAGGTGAAGATGCCGAGATCGTGTTTTCTGCCGGACGTCGAGTGCAGCGCGGAGGAGCGGGCCGAGGCGGAGCGGCTGTGCCTCGCCGAAGGCGTGGACCCTCGCGGTAGGGTGACGTGGACGTGGACATACCCGGACGGGTCGAAGCGCACCATCGAGCGCGAGGAGTGGGTCGCCTACCTCGACGCGGCGCGGGCGCTGATGAGGACTAGGTGGCCGCGCGGAGAGCTGACGGCCTGAGCGCCGCACGGTAGGGTGCGGAACGCTGGGGCAGGACACAACATGCGATCACTGATGTCTCTCGCCGTCGCGCTGTGCTTCGCGACGGGTGCCGCTCTGGCTCAGTCGGGCGGCCT